CTGCCGCTGAGGCTCCTGCCGCTGACGACATTCAGGCTACAGTGGACACTCTCCGGGCATCTGTGAAGACTCTGGCTAGTAAGCTCCAGGAGACCCAAGACCGCCTGGAGGCCAAAGAGCGCGCCGAGCGGCACGCGCAGCGTCTAGAGAAGGCGGGCATTCCCACTCAGCTCGGCTCCTTCATTCGTGATGACGCGGATTTGGAGGCCCTGAATGATGCTCTAGCGAGCCTCGCTAAGTCCGCTCCGGCGTCTGTTGGGGCTGTCCCCACACCTACACTTCCTACTGTGGGGACAAAGAACCCCGGTGGGGAAATTCTCAGCGTAGATGAAATGATTGCCCGCGCTGAGGCAAACGGCGACCGCGCCGCGCTTTCCAGCCTGAAACTGGCTAAGCTCGCCGCTATCTCTTCTAACCTACTCTAGGAGGAACAATGGCCGGAATCACTGGTCAAGGGAACCTTTACAACCTGCCTAACTACGTAGGGGACCTGTTTTTGGTCTCCAAGGGTGACACGCCTTTCCTATCTGCTATCGGCGGTCTAACCGGCGGCGAGTCTGCTGGCTCTACCATTATTGAGTGGCAGACCGAGGACCTGCGCGACGCTGATATTACCCGTCAGCGCGTTGAAGGCGCCACCGCTCCTAATGGCGAGGCGCGTGTGCGTTCTCGCGTGTCTAACGTCCTGGAGATTCACCAGGAGGCTGTGGAGCTGTCGTACACTCGGCAGGCCACCAACCGTATGCGCTCCACTGATGGCGAGAAGCTGGTGACCATCGGTACCACTACTCTGCCCGAGGATGAGCTTCAGCATCAGATCGATCTGGCGTTGAAGCAGGTCGCTAGGGATGTGAATAAAGCTTTTATTGCGGGCACTTACCAGAACCCGGCAAATAACACCCAACCGCGCAAGACGCGCGGCTTGGTCGAGGCCATCACCACTAACGTGGTGGCCGGTACTGGCGCGCTGACCGAGAATATGGTCCTCGATACCATGCAGAAGGTGTGGGAGACCGGCGGTATTCGTGAGGGCGAGACCCGCACGATTATCGTGGGCGCGAAGATGAAGCGAGCACTCTCCAAGGTGTTCATCACCGACAAGGGGTATCACGAGACCTCGCGCGAGGTTGGTGGCGTAAATGTGAGGGTGATTGAGACTGACTTTGGTCAGTGCAATATCATGCTTGATAATGATGTCCCCTCCGACACTCTTTTGGTTGTGTCTCTCGAGGAGTGCGCGCCGGTGTTCCTGGAAATCCCTGGCAAGGGCTCCTTCTTTGCGGAGCCGTTGGCTAAGACCGGCGCGTCCGACAAGGTGCAGCTTTACGGTGAGATTGGCCTTAAGTATGGGGCTGAGCAGCACCATGGTAAGCTGAAGGTCACCGGAGCCTGATACGCGCAGCAGGTGGGGCTTGAATATGAGTTCCACCTGCTGACCTATACGAGGAGAGCATGTCAATGGATGTCCAGTCCACTATTTACCCTGAGCTAATCCTGGTATTTCCGTCGGGCTATGTCCGTTTTTTGGGTGGATCAGCTACTATCACCGACAGAGCCCTGCAGGCTGAGGTCCGTGCGCTCGCGGCCCATGCCGACGACTTGGGACTGATTGTCCCCGACGAACCCGCGAGCGCCAAGCCCGCAAAGGCCGCCCGGAAGTCTGGCGGGGGTCTGGTCTAGTATGGCGTCTTTTGCCTCGCTTGATGAGTTGCGCTACCGTCTGTTGCCTGATGAGGTGGCGGTGGTGGACGCAAATCCTGCGCGCGCGCAGATCCTCCTAGATGATGCTAGCGAGCTTATCCGGCAGCGCTGCACAGGATGGGAGCGTGCGCGTGATGCAGTGCTGACTGCGGTTGTGTGTCGTGTGGTTGCGCGTGCGTTGCGTCAGCGTCCGGCGGGTGTGGCGGGTGACGCGACTCAGCTCACTCAGACTACCGGCCCTTTCGCAATGTCTATGGCATGGTCTAATCCGTCGGGGGAGCTTTTTCTTACCAGGCAGGATAGGGATGATGTGAACGGCGCTACGACCTCATTTTTTGGTTGCACCAACACTCTGACCCGGGGCGGCGACTGATGGGCTCGATGGATGCTTGGAAGGAGGCAGCCACGCTTTTGCGCCGGGCTGAGCCTAAACGCGACCCGCTGGGGGTCGCGTTTAGGTCGCGGGATGTGCGGGAGATTGCGCTTGCCCCGGCCTTGGTTGCTCCTACGGAGTCTGATAACCGTGAGGGTACTGGGGAGGATTACCAGACGCGCGAGGGGGTCACCCTGTATTGGGACTCGCGGGCTGAGGGCCCGCGCGAGGTGCTGCCGGGTGACCGTGTGCGTTTGCGTGGCGGGGTGTGGGAGCCTGTCGGCTCCCTGGTAGAGTATCCCCTGGGAGTGTATTTGAGGCTGCGGAAGGAGACCCCGCGTGAGCGTTAGGTTTAAGCCCAGCCGTAAGGCGGCTAGGGACCTCCTGAAGAGTCAGGAGGTGCAGGCTATGTTGGCTAGGGAGGCGGCGCAGATTGCGGCGCGTGCTGGCGCTGGCTTTACGTCTGGTGTGCGTGTGGGTCGGGATCGTGCCCGGTCCTATGTGCTGCCTGAGACGTATGCTGCTCGTAAGCGGCAGATGCGCGGTCACGTGCTGGAGCGTGCGGTGGGAGGTGGTCACGCATGAGCCACCCATTGCCCGACCTGCAGAGGCTGGTTATTGATTATCTGAGCCAGCCGGGCATTGTTCGCGGTCTTGAGGATATGCTGGAGGGTACCACGGTGGGCGGCGTCCGTCCGACTACCGACGAGGACCCACATCCTTATGTGCTGGTGCTGGCTACTGGTGGCCCTGGTCAGCATGACCGCGTGCTGTACACGGCACAGATCACTATTGATTGCTATGCCGCCACGTCTTGGTGGGCGGGTGAGCTTGCCCGCCGTGTGGGGGATGCTGTTCACGCCCTACCTAGCGCGCCTGGGCCGGTTGCTGTTGTGCAATCTCCTGCTCCAGCTGAGCTGCCCGACCCGGACACAGATATGCGTCGCTATACTGCGACGTACCAAGTAACTGCGAAGTTAGGAGCAAGTTATGGCACTGACCAACGCTGACAACGCCTTTATGGCGGGCTCAGAGAAGGATACATTATATTTGGGCCCTGCTGGCCTAGACCTGTCCACCATCACCAACCTGAACACTGCTTTGCCTTCGGGTATGGTGGATGCTGGCTGGATTACCGAGGATGGTTTTACGCTGGGTATGAGTGATTCTGCGGATAAGATTCGCGGTCACCAGAACCATGGTGTGGTGAGGACTTACATGAGTGAGTCCTCCACCACTTTGAAGGCGGCTCTGCTTGAGTCTAAGCTGGGGCTGCTCAAGCAGTACCTGGGTGTCACCAAGACCGAGAAGGTTACCACCGGCTCCGACTCTATTACCCGCCTGGAGGTTTCGACCTCCCGCAAGGTCGAAACCATGACCGGTGTGCTGGACCTGTTCGACGTCAGCACCGGTAAGCAGCGCCGTTATGTGTTTAAGCGCCTGGAATTGGGCGAGCGCTCCGACGTGTCGTACAAAGTAGGCGAGTTGACCGCTTACGAGTATAACTTGGAGGTCCTAGATGGCTATGTCCTCCTCACCAATGAGGGCGGCCTGGCTGTCGCCTAGCCCCCTATTCTCCCGTCGTCGCGTTGCGTCTGTTCTCCCGACGCGACGGCGGGCAATTATCCCCTTGGAGAGCAGATTTAGGAGAACAGAAGCATGACTACCACTAAGAAGCCGTCCGCAGCCGAGCTGGCCCGCCGTGAGGCTCAATCCAAGGCCGATAAGGGTGAGCCGCAGCCTATTCATGTTGAGGTGATGGGCGTTTCACTGGATGTGGACCCTACTGAGGTTGACGACTACGACGCTATGGTGTCGATGGATAACGGCGATTTTCGTCCTATGCTAGCTCTACTTATCCCGGATGAGGACGCACGCCAGGCGGCTCTAGACTCTCTACGCGAGGAGTCTGGCAAATTACGCTATTCCCGCGTTGTGGAATTTGTGCAGCTGGTTTTCCAGGCTATCGGCCAGGGAAACTGATTGGCCTTACGCGCTTCCTGGAGGATTACTGGGAGGTGCTGGAGGCCGACTTCCAGCTCACCTATCACCTCGACCTAACTGGGGCTTTTACCGGCGCCCTGTCGCTGCGTCGTGTCAGGGTGTTGATCGATAATTTGCCTCCTGGGTCGTTGTTGCGTAAGCGTATGGGCGGCGCGGCGGCCTGGACAGACGAGGTGGCAGCGACTTTCGCCGCTGGGCATCGTCTCGAGGGTATAATTGTCACATCTACGGGCGGCAAGAAAAATGACGTGCCTAAACCTGCTAAACCGCCTGAGCCTGGCTGGTTTGAGAAGGCGGAGGCTGATCGAATTAGGCGCGAGGAGAAAGCCCGTAGGTGGATCGCGGCGCATGGTTAGGAGCGGACAATGGCTGAGAATGGTTTCTCCCTGGGGACAGCGTGGATTCAGATTTCGCCGTCCCTGAAGGGGCTTAATGCAGCCATTCGCAAGGAGCTTGGCGATGTCGATACCCGGCCTGCTGAGCACAAGATTGAGTCTGGCCTTGGCGGTGCTTTTAAGAGTGCCGCTAAGGCCGGCGCTCTCGCGCTGGGGGCTATGGGAGCCCTTGGCGCGGCGGTCGGTTTTGCGGATATCGCCAAGGAAGCCATAAACGCGAGCGATGCCACAGACAAGTTTAAGAACACTTTGTCTTTTGCCGGCGTTGCGTCCGGTGAGATTGCGAAGCTGACGAAGAGCACCAAGAAGTATGCCGATGATACAGTATATGAGCTGAGCGATATCCAGAACATCACAGCCCAGCTAGCTGCTAATGGCGTTAAAGGTTACGACCAGCTGGCGGAAGCGGCTGGTAACCTGAATGCTGTTGCTGGCGGTAATGCTGAAACGTTTAAGTCAGTGGGTATGGTGCTTACCCAGACGGCCGGTCAGGGCAAGCTCACTACCGAGAACTGGAACCAGTTGGCGGACGCGATCCCCGGCGCGTCTGGTAAGCTTCAGGAAGCGCTGCTCAAGAATGGCGCCTACACCGGCAACTTCAGGGATGCCATGGCTAAGGGCGAGATCACGGCGGATGAATTCAATAAAGCCATTCTTGATCTCGGTTTCACTGATGTTGCTAAGCAGGCTGCGACTTCCACTAGCACTATTGAGGGTGCTTGGGGTAATTTGCAGGCGGCTTTGGTTACGGGTGGCATGGATATTGTTGACCGTATTAAGCCTGCGCTGACGGGCTTAATGAGTTCTGTGGCTGATGGTGCTACCGTCGCTTTTGGCTGGATCGATAAGAGTCTTTTCCCGGCGCTGGAGTCCATCTATAAGCTAGTCACCACTGGCCAGTATGATGGTAATCTTTTTGGGCTTGCCGCTGATTCGCCTGTGATTACGGCTCTGACCGAGATTAAAGACACTGGTATTTCCCTATATAACTGGGTAGTTGGCACGCTTGTCCCCGGTGTGAAGTCTTTCTTCAATCTCGCCATTAATGGCGATTTCGACGGGGGCTTCTTCGGTGTCGAGGAAGATTCCGGCCTTGTAGATTTCATCCTGGATGTGCGCGACAACGTCAAAGACACTTGGTCCTTCTTGTCTAAATCCGTTATCCCTGGTGTGCAGTCTTTCCTGGGTGACATAATTTCGTCGCCCTTCTGGCGTACGCTAGGGGGTTTCTTTGGCTCGCTGATCCAGAATAAAACCGTTTTGACTGCTGTCGTGGGTGGCTTTATCGCCTGGAAAACGGTTACCGGCACCCTTAGCCTGGTCGCCCTGACTGTCCAGATTTGGAATAATGTCAGGGCTTGGACGGCGTCTAAAGTGGCCAAGGCTGCTGACCTTGCTGAGACTATCGCGCTTAAAGCCATGTTGGCGGGTGATTTTCTGCGTAGCATTGTGCAGCAGGGTGTGCAGGTGGCGCGTACTACGGCGGCTTGGGTGGCGCAAAAGGCCGCCATGGTTGCGGGTAGGGTGGCTACCGGCGCGTATACTGCGGCCCAGTGGCTGTTGAACGCGGCTCTGAACGCCAACCCAATCGGGCTTATTGTGGCGGCTATTGCCGCCCTGGTGGCGGCGCTTGTCCTGGCGTATAACAAATCTGAGACCTTCCGTAACGTCATTAATGCCGCCTGGTCGGGTATTCAGAGCGCCGTGGGCACTGTGGTGGGTTGGTTCCAGTCTTATGTGCTGCCGGTGTTCAAGGCGATCTGGGAGGGTATCAAGATTGCGATTTGGGTTGTGGTGTCTGCCGTCGCAATCTATATCAACACTTGGAAGGCCGTTTTTCAGGGTATCGCTGATTTTCTTGTCACTTATGTGTGGCCCTATATTCAGACTGCCTGGAATGGTATTCAGGCTGGTGTGCAGGCGCTTTGGGGTTACATCCAGACGGCCTGGAATGGCATCCAGTCGGCTGTGCAGGTGGTGGCTGATTGGATTAGCACCTATGTGCTGCCTGCTATTTCTGCGGTGTGGGATGGTATCAAGACGGGTGCTAGCCTCCTGTGGTCTGGTATCCAGTCCGCCTGGAATGGCATCCAGTCGGCTG